CGAAGTCATTTTCGGTGTCGAACTCGTCGTCCCGACGCGAAAAGTACTTCATGCCGTCCTTGACATCCGTGCGAATGAACCACGCATCGGCGTCCGTCAGGTAGTGGTTGACCACCACACCCCCCGGGAATTTGCTCATTTCCTTCAGAGCATTGATGTCGTTCAGGTCCGTGCCCACACGACCAACGGTCTTGAGGATACGGGCCGCTTCGAACTCAAGCTCCGGCGGGATAATCAGCATCTTCGGCTTGACAGCGATCAGCAGACCACGGTCATCACGGAAGTCGGCGATGTCGATGCACGCCTGTTCCAGCGCAGCTTCCGACAGATCCGAGTCAACCGCAAGACGGTTGGACCACGTACCGCCAGCCACGTTCGGGTGAGCCGTCGAGAGCAGGACCACACCATCGCCGCCGACTTGAGTAGCATCGGTAGCTTTGTTGTAGACGCTGGCACCGAGGATCTCTTTCGTCTGACGCATCGAGAAAGCGAGGTTCTCGGCACGCTTCTTCGCGTACGTGTCATACAGCCCGTCTTCATACATCTCACGAGTGATGATGAAGCCCAGACCGTACGTCACATGACGATAGCGGGTCGTGAAGCCTTGACGGGCCGTGTCGTACGAAACGCCACTGCCCTCTTCCTTGATGACGGCCAGACCGAAGCCCGATTGTCCGACATCTTCTTCGTAGTTGCGAGTCGAGGTGTTTTTCTCGTACAGCTTGAGATACTCTTCCGCGTACTTCGCATATTCGGCACCGTACCAAGCGTTGACGCCGGGCCACAGTGCCTTGGCAAATGAGCCAGTGTTGATAGGCATAGTAGACTCCTATTAGACGCCAGCAACGCCGGTAGAACTACCGAGCTGGTGGTTGTTAATCTTAACTTCCCAGCGGGTGTACGCTTGACCGCCAGCACTCAGAACATTCTCGTTATCCGGACGCTGGGCCAGACCAAGCAGGCGCAGCGGCAGGGTAGCCGTGGTGGCATGAGACGTCGAGTCAATCTGCATACCCGAGGCACCCGTAGTCGTCGAACCTGCGGCAACAACGAAGTTGACGTTCAGGCCGATGTCGGCGGTTTCCAGAGGGTCAGTGTCGCCGTCTTCCTGCGCTTCAAACACAAGCGCGGGGTCGTCAGCAACGTAAACGACACGTTTGGTCGAGGCAGTACGATACTGCGGGGTGTTCAGGTTGGCCGGATCAACTTCGAAACCAACCACCGCACCAATGCAGGCATCGCCAGCAGCCGCTTGGACAACGGCAGTGTAGCCTTCATCCGAACCAGCCGTGCTCAGCTTCACCAGATCGCCAACGAACAGAGCCGTACCGTCAGAAGCCGGAATGATATATTTCCGGAACTGACCATTGTACTTGGCACCATTCAGGTAGCGAACAGGGCGAAAGCCATTCACTTTGTTAGTGTTAGCCATCAAAAACTCCTGTTACAAGACTGATGGCTGTATGTGACTACTTGAAATAAGTGTGTAGTTCAGCATCATACATACCATCAGAGTTACGGGGTTTGAGTGACCTCTCCAACTCCAACTGACGATTTCTTTTCGCTAGCTGATCTTCATCGTAGAATTCCTTCTCGATGGACATCAACACTTGTTTTTGGCCGCCTCCGACCGAAATCGAATTATCAGTGATTGTAGGGTTGTCAACTCTCTCAGACCTAGGTAGGTGCTGGGCTACATCTTCCACCCTCCATCCAGCCTGTTCAAAGCGCCAGATGCGTGTTGGATCCAAAGTAACCAAGCGATAGACTCTACCGGGATCTTGATTAATAATCTCCAGCCGGTTCGACTTGGCCAAGGGCCGACGAACTCGCGGAGTGGCGGGACTTCCCGCTTCTGCTGGGGCAGGTGTACGTGCCATCCTTACTCTCCTCTAGTACGCTTCAACTGAGCGATATACTCATCTCTGGTGATGGGGGCGCCACTAGCAATCAAACGATTCATAATGGCTGTCTCTTCCGAAGTCAACTGGAAACCCCCAGAGGACTTACCCTTTGTTCCGCCCGACTCCACACTGGGAGCGGACTCTCGCTTGGGATTGGTGAAAAGGTGAGGAAAGACCTTCGGTGCCCGCTTCGATAGCTCTTCGAGCATCTGCACAGGGGTTTTACCCTCTGCAATCATCGAAGCTCCCATAGCGTCCGCCCACATTTTAGCATCCGGATCGTTGCTGTACCAGCGGTTTTTCGCCTTCCATTCAACGAGCGGAGCCGGGGGCTCTTCGGGCGGCAGATCCGGAACCGCAGGCGCTGTGGGTCTAGGCAGCGCGTCGATCTGGTCCCGAATTTGTTCTGCTTTGACGAAATCCTGCTCTTCAAGAGCATTCTTCCGTTCACGAAGAAGTTCTGCTTTGGCTCGGTTATACGCGCCAATCTCGATCTTCTTATTGTGCTCAGCCAGTGCTTTTAGGCCCTGATTGAGCGTTTTGTTGGTTCTATGCAGAGAATCCAGCTTCTCATACAGCGGAGTAAGCTCTAGGAACAGCTCTGCGGAGCGCCATTTTTTACCTGCATTAGCAGGGTTTGCCTCAAATTCCTCTCGGGAAACCCAACCCTGTGTCCGGGCTTCCTCTTCAATCGGATCTACCTTGGGGGTCTGCTGCTCTCGGTTTTCTGCAGCCTGTTGCCCCTCTACCCGTGGTTCTCCGCTCGTAGGAGTGCTTTTCTCTTCAGCCATTGTATCCTCTCAGGATTGCGACAACATCCGCATCATTGATGAGGATGAAATCTTCGCCAGATTCATGGTTCTTGATCGCCTTGCCAGAGTACTGCGGGAAGATGATGAAATCACCAACCTCACACCACTTTGTATCAAGGAAGTACGGGTCTTTGAATGCAGAGGGGCCCAACGCCACCACCTTACCACGGTCCATTCCTGCCTGTCGTCTGAGGTGATCTTCCGTTTCCGGAATCACTAAACCGGCATTTTTGACTGCTTTGTAGGTGGGATCGTGATCCTCTACCTTGTCCCGCTTAATCAGGATCTTGTTTCCTGCAGGCTCAATAACCATCTGGGTCCTCCATGTCTAGGATAGCATTCAGGGCGTCTATACGTCCTGCAATACGGGCTAAAGCTACTTCTGAGATATTCCCTACTTGATTTGCCAACTCATCTTTTGAGTCGGCGATTCCACGCCTGATTGTGTTGTAGAACGCGGCTGTTACCGCGTTCCCTTTCCAGTCGGCGAGGTCTTCCTTTGAGAAGTTGAGGTCTTCGCTGATTTTGGCATCTCCCGAGCTTGTCTAAGCTTCTGTTGATGCTGAGCATCGCTAACTACCATCTTGTTCTGCGCGTCGCGCATGAAGATCTGTTGCTTATGCTGAGCAATTTGTGCGTCTATTCGCATCTGGGCGAGTTTCCCTTGTTGTTCCATCTCGGCCATTGCTTTTTGGTTGGTCAGCTTTTGCTCCCCTTCGAGTTTGCTCTGGTGGAACTTTTGTGCCGACTCTTGTTGTTTCATTTGAGCCTTCTGCGCCTCGAACTGCAGTTTCATCTGCATTTCTTGTTGCTTCGGATCCGGCTTCTGCGGAATCTGCGGTTGACCTGTCTGGGCAAGACCCGGAATGAGTTTTTCCCAGTCAGGTTGCTGTTGAGCAGTCAGCATCCGCTTCGTTACTTCAATCGGATCCATAGTACCCACAGGCAGCAGCTCCATGAGAGCCTGAGCCTTCATCATCTGCTCAGTCTGCGACGATGCTTGCGGATCGGCAGCCGGACAGATGTCATACTGCTTCGGATCAAAGTCCTCAGGACCGATAGCCTCATCCAGCACAGTCACTGCCGTGTTCGGATTCAGGTACTCGCCATTCAGATAGAACAGAAGCTTGAATTCTTTCTCCATCGAGCGATAGATACGCTTGTAGATGGCAGTAAACACCTTCATGCCCTGCTCGATGGTAGCCATCGTAGTTGTGGCAGGGGTGTTTTGTCCCGGCATCTTGCCTGTGAAGATCTCAGCCACAGATGCCAGCTTCTCGCCGGCTGTAATCAGGGAGCCGAGGAGTTGGAATAGAACATTCGACGGATCCTTCGCCGGAATCGGGACCATTTGCTTACGGAGATCGTCCCCGACAGCATTGACAGCACGCCATTCACCCGGACGCAGAGGAGTGTCTCCCATTTTGAGCCTGAGCCCCTTCCCAATGAACCCGGCTTGTAGGTTAGCGAGAGTACCAGCATCAATCAGTTGGTTAATGAGAGTGTTTACTGACTCGTTAATCGGACCAAGTAGATGTCCAAAGCCAAGATCATAGAAACCACCATCAGGATTCGGGATGAAGCTGTACTTCGTATAAATGCTGCGATCTTTGAAGCCAACTAGTTCTCCCTCATCCGTAACCAACACATCATCGGGGGTAAAACGAGCCATGATTCGGAGGACTTTGGCACTCTCGTAGTGAAAAACGACAGTGTAGGGCTCCAGAATATCGTCATCGTCGAGATCAAGCCATGTAGCTTGAGCAATAACCTTGTACGGAGTGATTTTATCGATCCCCGGGGTCGAAGAACCTTGTTTTTGGTTATTTGATGGCACCTGCGGAGGCTGTGAAGTCGGCTCTCCGAGGTCAACGTCGATATATTCTCCTGTGCGCTGGCGCTCTTTGAGCTTTCGAGGAGACACAAAGAGGATTTCTGAGTACCTTTCGGCATCTTCCA